GCAGTTCCGTTACCGTTATACGCAGTACCTTCAACATCTTTTAATAATTCTCTCATCAATTCATTTCTGATTTCAGACTCGATAAAATCAATATCATCTAACATTTCAGTTGATACTTTGATGTAAGCAGTACGCTTAACAACCGCTTGAGATGCAACAACTAAGTTAAAGTCAATTTGGTTTTTAGCAGCACCCTCATCAGTTCCACCAGCAGCACCTTCTTTTCCTGCTTGGTAAACCCAAGAGATAATATTTGAAGTTGCAGCCGCTTTATTAAGAACGTCTAAGAATCTTACTTCTCTTGATGCTATGATATTTAAACCGTCAATTCTTTGCTCAACTGGTACATTACCGCCTGAGATGTTTGTTGACTCTAACATAGTACCAACCGCTTTAGCAACTGAATGCATACCGCTTGAAGTACCTTCTTTGATTCTGTCAATTACACCGCTTTCTTTGATTGCTTTTAAAGACTCATACAAAGTTTCTTTTGGTGCTTTACCTTTAGATCCTTTTTCAGTAGTTGCTTTAATTGAAAGACCTATTTCTTTTAAGGCTTCATTTAAAGTTTCCATTTGCTTCATGATAGACGCTCTATTGTCATCAATCGCTTTATTCAATTCTTCTTTTGATACACCATTCTCAGCCATTGCTTTGATCGCTAAGTCATTTTGTGTATTTAATTCTTTGTAGACTCCTGCCTTTTCCTCAGCAGACATAGCCTCAAATTCTTCTGTTTTAATTCCTTTTGTAGCAATGTACTCAGGAACTGTTAAAAATTTTACCATTTTAATAAATGTGTTTAGTGTTAATTAATTTACTCTTTTCTTTTTCGGTTTCTTCAAGTGCAATACGTGCGAGTTCAGCGGCTTGTTCTTCCTGTTTTTGAGTGTCTGCTGACGGCTCAATATCTTTAATTACCCTAGTAGCACTATTAGAACCTTTAACAACCATACTACCCTCATCTACAATTTGCGCCTGTAACACAGCGTAGAAATAGTGTATTTCGTCAAAATCTTCTTTATTTGCTATTTGTGGTAAATATTTATCATAGTTCTTTTTATACTCAGCATCTTCTTTATCAGTTGAATTATAGCAAACTTTTACGTCCATGTAACGCATTCTAACAGAGTTTTCTATGTCCCAACCTTTATCAATTGCTTTCTTTGCTGAATCTAACTCTAATTTGTTTTTATCAATTTCAAATATCAACGCTTGTGTTTGTCCTTGATAAGGTTTACCAACACTAGCCCAATCAATATCTTTTACCAAAAGTTTAACGTCATCCTTCCAGGCAATTATTTTAGTTACCTCTAGTCTGTGATCTGCAATATATGAAATTCTGCCTTGTTGTTCTTTAACTGATTTATTCCAAATACCGTTGACGTGTAAATCTCTATGAGAATCTAAAAAGCCAATTGTATTAATTACCGGATAGATAAAATTCTCTTTAAGGTTTAATTCAACTTTAGTAGTTTCATCTTTAGAATCAAAAGGAGTGTGCTTAATGCTGCCGCCTTTATCACTTGACTTGAAAATATTACCTTTCTTGACATCAATTAACTTTGTAGCATTTTCTCGAAGCGCCTTGAACAAATCTTCTTTACTTTCAAACTCTTTATTTAATTCTTCGCAGATAATCATTTGTCAACTGTTTTATTTTCTTCTAGAATGGCTAATTTCTTCTTCAAGTCCTTTTTTAATTCGGTGTTTGTAGTCCTTTTCAATAGGCTTTTAACCGCTTGAATATCCTTTTTACCGTTTAACTCTTGTTTTTTACCATCCATAATTCAACAAATTTAGTAAAATAACTTTATATTTGTGAAATAAATTATATAAAAAATGGGTTTTCTTCAAGATATTAATACTTTAGGTAACTTTTTCAGAGGAGGAAAAGACCAATATACTCAAACTACCAACTTCCAAACTACCAACACCTATCTAGGTAAACAAGAACAATACGTTGATTGTGGTATGTCAAACCTTTTCAACCTTTACGATACCACGCCACAACTAAAAGCGGTTATTGATAGAAAGGCAGCAATGTTATCCAATGGTTGTTGGAGACATAAAAGAATCGTAGGTAGTAAAATTGAGTTTGTAGAAAAAAGCCCCTATGTAAACATCTTAAAAAATCCAAACGCTAGGCAATCCGGTAATCAATTCATCACTCAACTATCAATGCTTTATGATATTTACGGTCAAGAATTTACTTATATGAATAGAGGTTTTAGTTCTGCTGTACCTTCTGCAATATGGGCTTTACCTTCTGATAAAGTAATTATTAATAGAACTGTTAAAATTTGGAAACAAGCAAAAGCGAAAGACATCATTTCAAGTTATCAACTTATAACAGACGGAGAAGGAACTCGAGAAACTTTTGATACTAACGAAATTATACAACTAAACAGAGTTAACCCAAATGATCCAATAAGCGGAATAAGTCCTATTGTATCTTTAAAGATGCCAATTTCCAACGTTCGTGCTGCTTATGGTTCAATGAATCGTATTGTATCGGCTGACGGTGCTTTAGGTATTTTATCAAGTGATGTGAAAGAAGGTGCAGGAATGCCGCTAACCGTAGACGAACAGACAAGACTAAACAAAGGGTATAAAAAGTCTTTTGGTATGCAAACAGGAAAGTCTGATATTTTAATGAGCCAAGCATCTTTGAGATACCAACACCTTGCTTTTCCTATTAAGGATTTAATGTTATTTGAAAATATTGATTCTAATTTCAAGATCATAATTGATAGTTTCGGAATGAATGAGAATATCTTTAGCCGTCAAAACAGTTCAAAATTTAGTAATCTTCAACAAGGTTTAAAACTTGCTTATCAAGACTGTATTATACCATTTGCAGAAGATATTAGTCTTGCATTTACTAAAGGCTTTAATATGCCTGAGAATGAATATTTAGAACTTGATTACTCGCATCTATCAATATTAAAAGTAGATGAAAGCGAAAAAGCAAAAGTTCACAAGATGAAAGCGGAGACTATTAAAATACTTTCTGAACTAAATAGAAATGATTTAATTGATTTAGTAGAGTTTTAAAGAATTATACCCGACAAGGTAAAAAGCCACGTTATTAATTTAGCGTGGCTTTCTTTGTTTTAGTATTTTATATAAATCATAAACAATACTATAAAAGTAAATATCAATATAATAATATTATCTTCTCCGTTTCCTGCTCCTTGTTCTAAGTTATCATTATCCATTACTTACTATTTTAATTAATTGCTCTGTTATTTTTTCTATTAAACTTAAAACCAACAAACTACTATCTTTACTAGTTGCCTTTAAATAACTAGTACTCTCTTGATTTTCTTCGTAGTGTATTTCTACATCACCTTTCTTTACTTTAATCTTCATAATTTTTGTTAATTTTTATCTATTTTCTTTATAAATGCTATGTAAACTTTACGCAACTCACTATCTTTGCTCAATTATAAATTCACTATTTTCTTCAGCAGTAACATTTGAATTGTCAGTTGTGTTTGCAACCATGATTTTAACATAATCATTTGTGTCTAAAGTAACATGGTCTTGAAAGTTAAAGAAAGCAACATCTCGCCCACCTTGAAGGTTGTTAACTACTCTAATAGTAGATTTGTAATCAACAAAAGCACTTGCACTATCATCCCATACAACAATTTTTAATTCAATCTCATCATTACTACCTCCATCAATAATCATATAAACCTTAACAGTATATTCAATTGGAGTATCTCCCAAATGCCGTAGTCTTCCATTGTCTGGTGCATCAAAATGTTGCATATCTGACGCCGTATAAGTTCCGGCTAAATCAACAAAAACATCAACGGTGGCGATTGTTGTTTCAATCTCTGTTGTAATTAAAGATTCACCACCTTCAAAAGTGTTTTGCATTCCTTTGTTTCCAGTCCATGAACTCGACAAATCACCTCTATCCATGTTAGGAGTTATGTTCGGATCTGTTGAAGAAAATACGCCATTCCTCGATATGATTGCATTTGTTACCTGAACTGTTGAAGGATTTGGAAAATTAGAAGGTCGAAAATCGAAAAAACACGCGCTTGCTGGTAGGTCAATATTTTGATCAGACCTAAACCTTGAAGCCATAGTAAATGAAGTTCCTTCTTCGTATAGGCAAAAAGCGCCATCTGTTAAACTTCTAACTATTGAAGTTGTAGCGGCATAACCGCCCAACCAAGTACCCGATAAAATCAAATTTGGAGTTCCTCCAAAGCGCCCCGTTCCATTTTCCAACCCTTGTCTATATCCGTTTAACTCTCCTAAAGAAGTGCAATTGTTGAAGTTTATTCTAACTACTTCAAAAGCGTGCAGTCCAGTACCGTCTGTAACATCTAAAACTTGTGAATTAGTTCCGCTTACATCTATGTGAAAGTCAGACCAAAGAATATCACCCGCTGCACCTCCTGTGAACATTGTGTAGTTGTTTTCAGTAGATGTTAAGCCGCTTATATCAAAATCATATCCTTTAATATTTATACCATCACTAGGGACTGTTATCTGATTTGCTCCCATGTCGATGATACCATCAAGGAAATACTCTTTAGTGCTGTCTATTGTGCCGCCTAAAGTGGCTGCTGCGTTTGATTGTGTAACTATAATTCTATTGTTTAGTGGTATAATTCCAGAAGCGTAAAGAGTATCAACGCCTGCACTATCTCTACGTGTTAATAAGTCAGCGTTATTACTGTCTAAAAATAAAAAGTAGTTGCCACTTGCTGGGTTTCCTATTGTTAAACCGTTTGCAGTTCCAAAGTCTATTATTGCCATTATCTTAAAATTAAATGTCCGTTTATTATTAATATTCCATTCATAGTTAATTTATTGAAATTAACCATTTGTTTATTAGTCTCAATCGTGATAGTTTCGCCCGATTCAATCAAGTTAAACCCGCTGTGGTAGTCCTTGTATTTAGATCCCCCATTATTGATAACGTCATAAGATAAAAACAATGAATCTACAGTAGCGCCTTGC